AGAGTTCATTCCTGCGTTCAATCCTTCAATTGCACAAGAACAACCAAGACAAGTTATTTACGCTCACGGAATGATGGCAGGTTCTTCGTACTACGCAAAGCCCGACTACTTCGGTGCGTTAAATTACGTTGAGTTGAGTTATCAAATGGGACTTTACCACGTCAACAATATCTTAAACGGTTTATTTCCTTCGTTCATCATTAACTTCTTAAACGGCATACCGCAAAAAGAAGAACGTGAGGCTATTCGTCGTGAGTGGGAAACAAGATTGAGCGGTGCAAGTAATGCTGGTAAGTTCTTAATGACCTTCAACGAAGATCCTGCACGCGCTCCACAAATCGAATCATTTCCTTTGTCGGACGCGGACAAACAATATCAGTTTTTATCTGAAGAAACAGCGAAACAAATTATGGTAGGACACCGCGTTGTGTCTCCTTTGATTCACGGAATTAGAGACACAACAGGATTTGGAAGCAATAAGGACGAAATGTTGGTAGGTTTGGAGATATTCAACAATCAAGTAATCAAGCCTTACCAAAGAATCATTGAACGTGTTTTCACTCCAATTTTGGGAGAGATAAACATCGAAATGAACTCGCCATTCGACGAAGAAGTTTTAGTTGTTGAACCAACGACACAAGCAATCGAATTAAAAAAAAAAGTAGTTGCGGATGCTGAGAATGATTTCAGCGACGAACAAGGCAAAGAGTGGATTGATGTACTAAAAGAAAAAGCGGAATACATCGATTTAGACGAATGGCAGTTGGTAAGTGAAGAAGATGTTACCGACCCAGACAACGAAATGAACTACACAAGCGAGTTCTTTGCAAAGCGTAACAAGATGCCGACAATGAGCGACGCTCAAGGTGAAAAAGAATCTAAGTGGGGAGATAGAGGACTTTATAAATTACGCTATGCCTATTCACAAAACATAAGCGAAAATAGTCGTGAGTTCTGCAAAGAAATGGTTCAAATGTCGCAGTTAGGCGCAATCTTTCGTTATGAAGATATTGAAGCAATGAGCAAGGAAGGAGTGAATGGAAATTTTGCTCCTGCGGGGTCTCAAACTTATTCGCTCTTCCGCTTCGTCGGGGGGTGCTTCTGCCATCATGTTTGGAAGCGTTTAATTTATATTCGCAAACGCGATTCGAAAGGACGCATACTTCCAAACGATGGATTGAACAACGATAAGCGTGTTGGTAATAACCCTTACGTTCCACAAAAAGGCATCGAAGGAACAGCACCAATCAACAGACCAGACAGAGGTTCTTTAAAATACCCTTAATAAAAACACACAATGGCACTACAACCCGAAGTTCTACTCATTGACGAGAATTACATAAAAAAATATACTTGGATTAACGGTTCAGTTGATCCGTTGTTGATGTACCCTGCAATCTATTTGTCACAAGACAAGTACGCACAATTGTATTTAGGAACTGACCTTTACAATCGCATCAAAGAAGACGTTGTAAACGAAGATATTACGGGCGCATACGCTACCCTTCTTGACAATTACTTACGTCGAATGGTTATGTGGTGGACTATGTACGAAGTCTTGCCTCATTTGTACGTTAAAACTGATAACGGAAGTCTTGTAATTCGCACAAGCGAAGACACAACACCAATATCACAAACAGACTTGCAGAACTACCGCGACCAAGCGCGTTCACAAGCAATGTTCTACACTCAAAGAATGGTTGACTATTTGTGTTTCAATCAGTCGGACTTTCCAGAGTACACGACGAATGTAACGCAACAGATTTGGTCACAAACAAATGTGTATCCGTCGAATGCTTTTGAGATTAGCGACGGACGCGACAGACTTCCATACGAATACAGACGCAGAGGTTTAGGTTGGTTGAGATAACTAAAACAAAAACGAATGGCAACAAGGGGACGAAAAAAGAATTTAACGATGCACAAAATCTACGAAGAAAAATTTCGTAAGTATTTAGCAAAGAAAGAAAAACAAATAAAGAAACTCCAAAATGAAAGTTAACGCTGAAGGCTACGCGCTGTTGAAGAAGTTTGAAGGCTGTCGTTTGAAGGCTTATTTGTGTCCTGCAAACGTGTGGACAATTGGATACGGAAACACCTTCTACGAAGACGGAACGAAGGTCAAAGAAGGCGACGTAATAACTCAGGCTCGTGCAGAGCAATTAGCGAAAAACGTCATTGATAAGTTCGCGGTATCCGTTCGTGCATTGATAACGCAAACGCTCAACGAAAACCAATTCAGCGCGTGTGTTTCTTTGGCTTACAACATCGGAACAGGTGGGTTCAAGAAGTCGTCTGTATTGAGAAAAATAAACGCTAATCCTAACGACGCAACCATTGCAGATTCTTTTCGTTTATGGAACAAGGGAGGCGGAGTAATTCTCAAAGGTCTTGTTCGTCGTCGTGAGGCTGAAATTGAATTATACTTTAAGAAATGAACACCGAAAACGAGATTCAATTGATACACGAAGAACTTCAAAATATGACGAAGAAGATAGACCGCATCTATCACGTCTTGATTGGTGACGACGAAATGAAGATTGAAGGTCTTGTGAGTAAGGTTCAAAAGCACGACAAATATATTCAAAATCAAAGATTGCAAGTTGCTCGTTTGGGTGGTATTGCAACGGCTGCTGGTGTGGTTGGTGGGTTAATCGTTCAATTCGTATTGAAGTTTTTATGAAGGATAAGTTGAATGTGTGGCTTAAGGAATTGCTTACCTCTTCAACCAAAGTAAGTTCGAAACGAATTGTTGCTATATTTGTTACAATTAACTTAATCGTTTTGAGTTATGTTGCAACATTTACTTACTACGTTTGTCCTATTGCGATGTTTGACACACTCGCGCTTCTGACAGGCGGTTTGTTTGGAGGAACAGTAATAGAACGATTTACAAAACAAAAGAATGGCACGACCACAAACAGAAGCGAGGAAAATAACAGCGGAGATTTGCAGTAAATTTCCCGACGCACCTTCACATTCATTGGCTTCAAAGTTATTTACTGAATATCCAGAAGCGTTTGATTCTTTAGAACACGCGCGTAATTACATTCGCACCGTTCGCGGTAAAATTGGAAAGAAAAGCAGAGCATCTAACATGCAAAAAGAATTGATTGATACAGTACAAAGACCTTCCAACCCATACGCACTTCCAAAGTCTTATTCGAAGAAACGTCGTCACGTTGAACTGAAGGGAAACAAGTTTTTGATTCTTTCAGATGTCCATTTGCCTTACCAAGACAACGAAGCGTTAGAGTGCGCCATCGCAGAAGGATTGAAACAAGGGTGTGACGCAATCATTTTAAATGGTGACGCGTTAGATTGTCATATGATTTCCGACTTTGTCAAAGATCCGCGCAAAAGAAAATTCAAAGACGAACTATATTCAATCCGTCAATTCCTTGCTTCATTGAGAAATACATTTCCAACGGCTAACATTTATTATAAAGAAGGCAATCACGAAGAACGTTACTGGCGTTATATGCGCATCAAAGCGCCCGAACTATTCGACATTGACGCGTTCGACTTTCCTTCGTTGACGCATTGCGACAAACACGATGTTAAATGGATTGATGGAAAGAGCAAACTGAATATCGGTAAACTTTCAATCTTTCACGGACACGAATTTGGGAAACAATTCCTTCCTTCTGTCAACGTAGCGCGTGGGTTGTTTATGAAGACAAAAGTATCTTCTTTGTGTGGACACCATCACCAGACAGCGGAACACAACGAGCGCGATGCTAACGGAAAGTTTATTACTTGTTGGGGTGTTGGTTGCTTATCTGAATTAAGTCCCGACTACAACCCTTATTCGAAATACAATCACGGCTTCGCCATTGTTGAGAAAGGAAACAACGGAGCGTTCAGCGTTCACAATTACCGCATACACGAAGGGAAAATCTTATGAGAAAGAATTTATTATTTGCAGTCTTGCTCGTTGTTGGAACGTCTATTATTTGGACGGTCATTTGTTGGAATTGGTGGGGACGAAGTGTTGCAAAAAACGCAACAACTGAAATTCAGAAACAAGATAGCGTTATCAATTACAACGCTGGCGAATACGACCGCTTACTTGCTGAACAAATAGAACTTTATAAACAATTAAGAACTTATGAAGATGCTCAACTTACAGCCAAAACCACCTATCAAAGAACTCGTGATATTGTTCTTGTTCGAGATACTATTACTCGCGTGGATGTCGTACGTTTGGTGAACTCCTGCGACAGCGTAATTGCTTCCGATTCACTTGTAATTAACAACCTCAAAGAACAATTGAACATTGAAGGTGAAAAGATTGACAACTTACAAGAAACAATCGTTGCTTATGAACAGAAGGAAGACATATTGACACAGGAAATAAACACTCTAAACGTTGAAAAGAAAAAGTTAGACAAACAAAAAAAGCGCAGAAACCACGCTTTAATCTTTACAACGTCTGTCGCTGCTCTTTCTACTTTTGTTCTGAGTGTTTTATTTTAGATTCAGGAACGTAGAACTTCAAAGAGAACTCAATTGCTTCACTTAAGAAAGCGTTGCGACTATTCTCTCCTCGTTTCTCGTCTATCTCGTTCCACAGGTCTTTGTGCAAGTAGACACATATTCCTTTTTTAGTTTTGCTTTCTGGCATATTCCTTAAAGTTTTGAATGTAAAATTCGTCTAATAAATCAACCGTCCTTTCTGCTCCGTCGTACTTCGATTTTGCGTGTAACATTTCATTGTTTGCGTTTCTATTTTTGTCTGGGTATTTCGCTACAAATTCAGCAAAGGCAATTAGCATTTCTTTTTCTACGCGTCTGCAATAAGCATATAAGTTCGTAATAGTTTCGGCTTGTAATTCATAAGGAACATTTTTTTTTATGTCGGCTAACTC